CATCCGCAAGCTCAAGGGCAACGATGGTCAGTACCTCTGGCAGAAGGCTCTCCAGGAAGGTGGTCACGAGACTCTGCTCGGCAGACCCATCTTCACTTCTCCTTTCGTTCCCACCATCGCAGCCGGAAACAAGGTAGCCGTGTTCGGTGACCTCCATTTCTACTGGATCGGTGACCGCCAGGGTATCACCTTCAAGCGCCTCAACGAGCGTTATGCCGATTCCGGCCAGGTTGGCTTCCTCGCCACCAAGCGTCTTGATGGTAAGCTCATTCTCCCTGAAGCCGTTAAGGTTCTTCAGATGAAGAGCACTGCCTCTGCGTAACTGAAAGGCGGTGATGTAGAATGGCAAATTTGCTCCAGAGAGTAAAAGACAACTTAATTCTTACGCATAGCGTGGATGATGGTCTGCTCGAAGGCTACATCACCGCTGCCACCGCTTATGCGGAGAGTTATCAGCACATCCCGGAAGGACATTATAAAAACCACCCGATGCCGCCCACTACAGAACAGGCAGTTGTAATGCTGACATCTCATTTTTATGAGTCGAGGGACGGTAGCACGGGTGGTTTCTTCCAGGATAATCCGCAAGCAGCACAGCAAGTGTGGAACACGGTCAATCTGCTTTTAAGGCTTGACCGAGATTGGAAGGTGTGAATATGAGCTTTGGCAAAATGAACACCTTCATCGAGATTGTTTCCGTTGTAAAGGAAAAAGACAGCGAGGGTTTTGTGGTGAACTCCGAAAAAGTCCTTGCTTCTGTACGCGCCTACAGGGAGGGTCGGCACGGCTCACAACGCTGGGCCAATCTTGCCGCCTTCTCCGAAGCCACAGACCTTTTCCGCTTTCGTAGCATTCCCGGCATTGACGTTACTACCGACCACATCCTTGTTTGCGAGGATGGCAGGTTCGACATCACCTCTGTCGAAGACGTCAAAAGCCGTGGAATGTACACGGAGGTGCTTGCTAAAAAGGTGGTGAGTTCCGTTGGCAAAAGCTGAAGTTAAAATGCCGGATGATTTTCTTGAGAAGCTCTCCAAGCTTGCCGACCGAACTGATGAGATTTCCGAGCGTGTCTTAGAAGCCGGAGGTGAGGTTGTTCTTTCTAAAGTAAAAAGCAACCTTTCTTCTGTTATCGGCAAAGGAACACAGTTTGATTCTCGCAGTACCGGTGAATTGGAACGCTCTCTTGGTCTTACTCCGGTTAAGCTCGACCGCAACGGCAACTACAATATTAAAATCGGCTTTTCCGAGCCTCGTTCAGATGGTGGAAGTAATGCGAAAATCGCAAATATCATTGAGTACGGTAGACACGGTCAACCCGCAAAGCCGTTTTTGAAGCCTGCGAAATCTACTACAAAATCATCGTGTGAAGAAGCTATGAAACGTAAGTTTCAGGAGGAGGTCGACAAAATATGAGTATTCTCGCAGATATGCAAAGAGTCATTAAACCTTTGGGCATTCCCATTGAAACAGGTGTGTTCACGGACAAGGCACCAGATAAGTATATCGTGGTTGTTCCGCTTACGGACACCTTTGCTGTACACGCAGATAATCAACCCGAAATTGACGTGCAAGAGGCACGTCTTTCTTTATACACCCAAGGCAGCTATACCAAGGAAAAGAACGCACTTGTTCGTGCCTTAATTGCTGCTGACATTACCATAACCGGCAGACAGTATGTCGGTTATGAAACCGAGACCGGCTATCATCACTACAACATTGATGTGGCCAATCATTACGAAATGGAGGAATAACCTATATGGCAACTATCGGTCTTGATAAACTCTTCTATTCCAAAATCACCGAGGATGCCGAGGGTAACGAAAGCTACGAAACTCCTAAACAGCTTGCTAAGGCTATGACCGCAGACCTTTCTGTGGAATTGGCTGAAGCAACTTTGTATGCCGATGACGGTGCTGCCGAAATCGTCAAGGAGTTCAAAAGTGGTACGCTTTCCCTCGGTGTTGATGACTTGGGCGGCAGCGTTGCTTCCGACCTCACTGGCGCTACTATCGATAATAACGGTGTGGTTGTTTCCACCGCAGAGGATGGTGGTACTCCCGTTGCTATCGGTTTCCGTGCCAAGAAGTCTAACGGCAAGTACCGTTACTTCTGGCTGTACCGTGTAAAATTTGGTATCCCTGCCACCGCACTTGCTACCAAGGGTGACAGCATCACCTTTAATACCCCCACCATTGAAGGCACTATTATGCGCCGTAACAAGGTGGACGGTGCTGGTAAGCATCCCTGGAAGGTTGAAGCTACCGAGGGTGACACCGCAATTAAAGCGGATGTTATCACCAACTGGTACAAGCAGGTGTACGAACCCAGTTACGGCACTGCCTCTCCCGCAAAGACAGAATAAGGAGGTCTTGATTTATGGATAAGGAACGTACCGCATCTATTCTCATTGGTAATGAGGAATACACTCTCTTACTCTCTACCAAAGCCACCAAGGAAATCGCAGCTCGCTACGGCGGTCTTGAGAACCTGGGTGAAAAGCTGATGAAGAGTGAGAACTTTGAAATGGCTATCGGTGAAATCGTGTGGCTCATCACCTTGCTTGCTAATCAGTCTATTTTGGTTCACAACATTCAGCACAAGGATGAACCCCACGACCTGCTCACTGAAGAGTATGTGGAAATCCTCACTACTCCGGCAGACCTTGCAACCTTTAAGGTGGCAATCACTGAGGCTATGTTTAAGGGCACCAAGCGTAATATCCAGAGCGAGGATGACCCAAAAAACGCGGCGGTCGAGTAAGTGACGAAGAGTTATTTACTCGACTTTTATATTACGGCATCGGTCAGCTTCATCTGTCCTGGGATGAAGTGTGGCTGATGCCGTTTGGCTTACTCCTTGACCTTTGGGAGTGCCACAAACAGTACACTGGCATCGCCAAGCCGAAACGGGAACGCTTCATTGATGACATTGTCCCGGACGGAATCTGACGAAAGGTGGTGGTTGAATGGCAGATAACTTCGGTCTAAAGATCGGGCTTGAGGGTGAAAAGGAATTCAAGAAAGCTCTGGCGGATATCAACCAGAGTTTTAAGGTTCTCGGCTCGGAAATGAAGGTCGTTGAGTCCCAATTTGGAAAGAACGATAATTCTGTCGAGGCCCTCACCGCCCGTAACCAGGTACTAAATAAGGAAATCGAGGCTCAAAAGCAGCGAATTGAAACGCTCCGTGCTGCTCTTGAAAACGCATCATCCTCTTTTGGTGAGAATGATAGGCGTACTCAAAACTGGCAGATTCAGCTTAACAACGCTACCGCTGCCCTTAACAATATGGAGCGTGAACTCAAAGATAACAACGATGCTTTGGATGAAGCTGCCAAGGAATTTGACGATGCAGAAGACAAAGCAGATAAGTTCGGTGACGAAGTGGAAAATGCCGGTGAACAGAGTGATGATGCCAGTGGCAAATTCTCTGGACTTGGCACAGCTTGCAAGGCTGCCGCCGCCACTATGGCTGCCGCTTTCGCTGCCGTTTCTGCAGCCGCCATTGCCGGTGGTAAAGCTCTTATAGAGATGACAAAAGAAGGTGCGGCTTATGCTGATACCGTTCTTACGGAATCTACAGTAACGGGCATTGCGACCGACAAACTTCAAGAGTATATGTATGCTGCCGAATTGGTGGACGTTTCAACCGAAACTCTTACCAAATCGATGGCTAAGCAAATCAAGTCTATGAAGGCTGTGCAGGACGGCACCAAACTTTCTGTTGAAGCCTATGACAAGCTCGGTGTTTCGGTAACCAATGCCGATGGTAGTTTGCGTGACTCCGATACAGTGTATTGGGAAGTTATCGATGCCCTCGGTAAGGTTGAAAACGAAACCGAGCGTAATGCTTTAGGTATGCAAATCCTCGGTAAGTCCGCTCAAGAGCTGAATCCTCTTATCGAAGCTGGTGCCGAGCGAATGAACGAACTCGGTGAACAAGCTCGTGCCGCCGGGTATGTCGTTAGCGATGATATGCTCAACGCTTATGGTGCTTTGGATGACCAATTGCAGTATTTAAGCGTAGGTGCAACCGCAGCCAAGAATGCTCTTGGTACGGTGTTACTTCCGGTACTTACAGATCTTGCTACTGAAGGTAACGCTCTACTGGGTGAGTTTACAAACGGCATCCTTGACGCCAATGGTGATATCAGCAAGATGTCCGATGTCATCGGTGATATCCTGCCGAAAGTCCTCGATATGATTATGGAGTTCTTACCCGAACTCCTGGAAATCGTGGGTGAAATAGTGGGTTCACTGGCGCAGGCACTTATTGACAATCTACCGACAATTATCGACACGGCTTCCGAGATTATTTTCGCATTGCTGACGGGGTTAATTGAAGCCTTACCCCAAATTGCGGAAGGAGCCCTACAACTGGTTATGGCTCTTGTAACCGGTATTCTTGAGAACCTTCCGCTGTTATTGGATACGGCTTTGCAGGCAGTTGTTACCCTTGCTACGGGTATCGCAAATGCTCTGCCTACTTTGATTCCTACCATCATTCAAGTGGTTATCCAAATCGTGCAGACGCTCATTGAGAATCTGCCTATGATACTGGATGCCGCTCTGCAACTGATTATGGGACTTGCCCAGGGCATCCTTGATGCACTTCCTATCTTGATTGCGGCTTTGCCGGAAATCATTATGGGCATCATCAATTTCATTTTGGATGCCATTCCACAAATCATCGAAACAGGTATTCAGCTTCTGACTTCTTTGGTGGCGGCGCTTCCCGAAATCATCATTGCAATCGTGGAGGCAATACCGCAGATTATTGATGGTATCATCACAGCGGTGTTGGAAGCTATACCGCTTATCATTCAAGCAGGTATCGACCTCTTGATTTCGCTCATTCAGGCTTTACCGCAGATTATAACAACCATTGTAAATGCCATTCCGCAGATAATCTCCGGCATTATCAACGCAGTAATCGGCAACATTCCGCTTATCATCAAGGCGGGTGTTGACCTCTTTATTTCGCTGATCAAGAACCTGCCGACCATTATCGTGGAAATCGTAAAAGCCGTACCGCAGA